GGTAAATTCGCATCTCAGTCTTTTTCTAGCGACAGCCTCTTTTTAATTAGGTAATTATGGCCAGTCAAAGGGAAGTAGCAGAACACCTCGATCTAAGCACCAAAAGGATCTCAGAACTCATAAGGGATGGTATTTTGCCCTCTAAAATGGGTAGATCCCCATTAAACCTGGATGTTTGCAGAATTGCCTACATTTCCTACCTTAGAAAGCTAGGCGGCTACAACAAAAGAAGCGGTGGCGGTGATATTGCAGAGGAAAAGACCAGGCTTACTAAGGCCCAGGCTGATAAAGCAGAATTAGAAGTTTCAGAATTAGAAGGCCAACTTATACCAGCACAGCTTGTTCAAGATACCTGGACTGACTTTGTGGCCAACGCCAGGGCAAAACTCCTAGCACTACCGAGCAAGATTGCTCATCAAGTCATTGCCCTGGATAAATATGCAGAAGCTGAATTATTAATCAAAGAAAATGTGCATGATGCACTAAGCGAGTTAGCAGAAGATGGAATACCTACAAAATATGCAGATCGTGTTGAACAACACGAAGAAAGTATTTAATCCACCACCAGAATTAAAGATTTCAGAATGGGCTGATGCTCATAGAAGGCTATCACCAGAAAACTCAGCTGAAGCTGGCCAATGGAATACAACCAGGGCGGAATATCAAAGAGAGATTATGGATACTTTCAATGATCCAGATATTCAGCGGATAGTTGTAATGACATCATCCCAGGTTGGCAAAACAGAATTGGTTTTAAACGCTATTGCTTATTACATGGATCAAGATCCAAGCCCATTATTAGTAGTGCAACCAACTCTGGCTATGGCCCAATCATTTTCAAAAGATAGGTTGGCCGCAATGATTAGAGATTCAAAAAAGATAAAAGACCTGGTTGCTGAATCAAGATCCAGAGATAGCGGCAATACTGTGTTGCACAAGAAGTTTCCTGGCGGCCACTTATCCTTAGTTGGATCCAACTCAGCTGCTGGCCTCGCAAGTAGGCCTATTAGAGTTCTTTAATCAGATGAGGTTGATCGTTATGAACTATCAGCTGGATCCGAAGGATCACCAACAGATTTGGCCATAGCAAGAACCAAAACCTTTTGGAATCGTAAGATCTATATGTGCAGCACTCCAACAATTAAAGGGATCTCTAAAATTGAGGCCGCATTTGAGGAATCTGATAAAAGGTATTACATGGTTCCATGTCCAGAGTGTCATATAAAACAAAGATTGATGTGGAAAAATGTTGTTTGGGATGAGGGCAAGCCAGAAACTGCTCATTATTGTTGCCAGGAGTGTGGATCTGTTATTGATGAATCTAAAAAGCCCTGGATGTTAAAACATGGAGAGTGGCAAGCAACAGAAACTTCTGTTGATACAGCTGGATTTCATATATCAGAATTGTATTCTCCCTGGTCAACCTGGGGATCTATGGCCCAAAATTTCTTAGAGGCCAAAAAGATGCCAGAAATGTTAAAGACATTTATTAATACTAGCCTGGGTGAGAGTTGGGAAGAACAAGGCGATGGTGTAGAACATGAGGGTTTATTGGCCAGAAGATTAAATTATGATCCTTTAACGCTTCCAGAAGAAATATTAGTTGCAACTTGCGGCGTAGATACACAAAAAGACAGATTAGAGGCCCAGGTTATGGGTTGGGGCCATAACTATGAGGCCTGGGTTATTGAATACAAGGTATTTTGGGGAGATCCAAATGCAGTTAATGTCTGGAATGAATTAGATCTATATTTAAAAAGCAGATTCAAAACAGAATCTGGAAGATCCATTGCAATCTCAGCTACTTGCATTGATTCTGGTGGACATCATACTAACCAGGTTTATTCATTTACAAAACCACGCCAAGGGAGAAGAATATTTGCAATTAAAGGTGCCAATGTTCCAGGCAAGCCAATTGTTAGCAAGCCAAGTTATGTAGGAAAAACACAAACAGCTTTATACACAGTTGGAACAGATACGGCCAAAGAGAACATATTTGCCAGGCTTAATGCCGAAGAAGATCTTAGCACCTTACATTTCCCAGCAGATTTAGATGAGGAATACTTTAAGCAGCTTACAGCTGAGAAAAGAATTACAAAATGGATCCGTGGCCGCAAATCTTTGGCCTGGAAACAAATTAGGCCAAGAAATGAGGCCCTTGATGTAACTGTTTATAATTTTGCTGCAATTTATTTACTTAATCCAAATTTTGATCTAATTGAGGAGAGATTAGTAACTGGATCTAAAGAAGATCCAAACTTAGTGCAAAATCAGCAAAAAAATAGAAATGCCAGGCCAAAAAGCAATTTTATTAATAGTTGGAAGTAATATTTACGAATTACATTGTTTTTACAGCTGAGATCTCTTACATAACTCGTAATATTTATATATTTGACAAGATTTAAAACGACCTTAGTGTTTTTGTGTAAGTTTACATTTTAAATACAGAGGATTAATTGGCCAATTTATTCGATTCAACTAACTATCCAAACTATGTTCCTTCAGAATTAAAGAAGGGTGATAACTGGAATTGGAAAAATGATAGTCTTGGAACAGACTATGACAACTCATCTTTTACTCTCAAATATGAATTTAATCTAATTGATGGATCCACAAATACACATTTTCAAATTGTGGCCAGCAATGACGGATCTAATTACAAGGTTGAGGTTCCGCATTCAACAACTACTAATTATACAGCTGGAGAATACAACTGGATTGCAAATATCCATCGCAATTCTGGCGGCAGAGTTAAGGTTGGTGAAGGTTTTATTACAGTTCAAGACGATTACGCTACCACAAGTTCTTCAGTAAGATCTTTTGCCAAGCAAATGCTTGATGCGATTGAAGCTGTGGCCTTAAACAGAGCCACCATGGATCAATCATCAATGAGTATTGCTGGCAGATCTCTTTCCAGGATGTCTATAGACGAATTAATGAGTTTTAGAGATCGTTTTAAAACTGAATACTTGCAAGAACTAAAACAAGCCAGGGCCAAGAATAACAAGGGCACTGGCAACAATATCAAAGTTAGATTTGGTAAACATTCAACATTCAATCCAACAGACTTAACATAATGGCCTGGTACAACAACATTTTTAATAGAACTCCTAAGCAACAAAAGAAAACTTTTAAAAGAAGTTACCAAGGAGCATCAACTGGTAGGTTGTTTGCTGACTTTTTAACATCTAGCAAATCAGCTAATGCTGAAATAAAAGACAATCTAAGAACTCTCAGAGATAGAGCCAGGGAATTAGCTAGAAACAACTCATACATTAATCGTTATTTAAACCTAATGATCTCTAATGTAATAGGCAAGCATGGAGTTAGGATCTCATCTAAGGCCAGAAATGATAATGGATCTTTAGATCTGTTGGCCAATAGACAAATAGAAGATGCCTGGAAGCAATGGACTAAGTACGGAGTGCCAACTGCAAATGGCAAGATGTCATTCCTTGATTGTCAAAAACTCTTTGTAGAATCTTTGGCTAGAGATGGTGAAGTTTTAGTTAGACATATAAAAACTAATAAAAATTCTTTTGGTTATCACATACAATTTTTAGAAGCTGATTACTTGGATGAAGATCTAAACACCACAGCAAAAAATGGTAACAAGATCTGCATGGGTGTTGAGGTTGATTCTTATTATCGGCCAGTTGCTTATCATTTATTTAAAGAACATCCATATGACACCACTTACTCTGCTAAATACAACAAAAAGCACATAAGAGTTCCAGCAGAAGAAATTACACATTGCTATATGCCTAACAGGGCCGAGCAAACTAGAGGTGTAAGCCACATAGCAACAGCCATGGCCAATGTAAAACAATTAGATGGTTATTTAGAGGCTGAGATTATTGCTGCTAGATTAGGGGCCAGCAAAATGGGTTTCTTTACTTCACCAGACGGCAATTCATTTGTTGGTGATGATACTGAAGATACATTTAACCCAGTTATGAATGTAGAGCCTGGAACCTTCCATCAATTAAGCAGCGGCCAGGAGTTTCAAACATTCGATCCTAATCATCCAACAAGTGCATTT